TACTTATGCAAGAATATATAAAAAAGGTGATATTTTAAAAAGACACAAAGATAGATTTAGTTGTGAGATATCTACCACTATGAATCTTGGTGGTGATGATTGGCCAATCTATTTAGAACCATCTGGAGAGACTGGCAAAAAAGGTATCAAAGTAGATCTTAAACCAGGCGATATGTTGGTTTATTCTGGCTGTGAGCTAGAGCATTGGAGAGAAAAATTCAAAGGCAAGGAATGCGTACAAGTATTTCTTCATTATAATAATCGTAAAACGCCAGGCGCTAGAGATAATATGTTTGACAAGCGTCCACATTTAGGTCTTCCTTCTTGGTTTAAACGATGATATAATCTTTAGATGGGGGCAGTACACCACCACATACCTACTGCCTCCTTTTAAGGATTATTTATGAGTTTAGGATTTGACGCAATATCAGCATTACCATTTGCTACATCGGGACCCGATAATAGTGTAGCTGTAGTAGTAACAGGCAATAGTTTATCTATTACAATAGGTAGTGTAGGTATTATTGCTGATGCTGTTACAGAAAACTTAACTCCAAATCAACTAGCATTAGGTACAGGAACTTTAACTATTACTGCTGACGCTAACCATACGGTTACAGGAAATGCAGTATCTTTAGGTATAGGTGCATTTACAGTTAATATAGATGTTGATGTAACACCTTCTGGAAACACATTGACCTTGGCTACTGGAAATGTTACAATAACTGCTGACGCAAATGTATTACCTACTGGTTCAGGTTTAACATTAAATACAGTAGAACCAGGGGTTATTACGTGGAACGATATAATACCAGGAGCAACAATGGTTTGGACACCAATCAAACCGTACTAAAATTATGGCATCAACTTATTCAACAGATTTATCATTAGAATTAGTCGCAACCGGTGAAAAAGCTGGTCTATGGGGCGCAATTACAAATACTAATTTACAACTATTACAAACAGCAGCATCAGGTTATGTAGAAGTAACTTTAAGCACGGGTACCACTACATTAAGTTTGGCTGACGGATCGTCGACCGCGAATGGTAAGAATCTTTATATTAAACTTGTAGGAACTTTATCTGGTAATTGTAATTTAGAAATGCCTGCATCAACAACAGGTGGAAATGCAAATAGAGTATTTTTTATAGAAGACGGAACAACTAGAGGAGGAGCTGGAGATAGTTGGACAGTTTCATTATTTACTACAGGACAAAGTGCATCAACTTATGTACCCGTTCCTGAAGGTGCATCAATGTTAGTTTATTCAGTAGGGGGTACACCTGCAACTAATCTTGGAATGATGAACAAAGGATTTACAACAGTAACAGCTGCAAGTAAAACTACATACACAGCAGTTCCTGGTGATCAAATAGGTGTAGACACAGTAGCTAATATTGTAACAATTACTTTACCTGCGGGAGCAGTCGGTGATGAAATAGTTATTATGGATGTGTCAGCATCAAATGGTTTTGCAACAAACAAATGTGTTGTAGCACCAAATGGATCAGAAAAAATTCAAGGAACAGCTTCTTCAATAGATTTAACTACTAACAATCAATCAGTCACATTATTTTATACTGGAGCGAATAAAGGCTGGCAGTTAAAAACTAACACAGCATAGGAGTAATTAATGCTTACGAAAATTAAGTTTGCTCCTGGAATCGACAAACAAGATACAGCAGTTGGAGCAGAAGGTCGTTGGGTTGATTCAGATAATGTAAGATTTAGATATGGACTACCAGAAAAAGTTGGTGGTTGGCAATCATTACTTACAGATACTTTAGTAGGAATAGCTAGAAAACAACACGCATTCGTTGACCAAGATGGTAATAGATATATTGCAATTGGCACAGATAAATTTTTACTTATATTCTTTGAAGGACAGTTATTTGATATTACTCCTTTAAAAACTCCTATTGGTGCAGCTACATTTACTTTTAATGGAAGCACCACAATTACTATTACAACATCATCTGCTCATGGATTAATTGACGGAGATATTATTTTATTAAATTCAGTAACTTTACCTAGTGGAACTGGACTAACTAACGCTGATTTTGAAGATAAATTATTTCAAGTTATTACTACTCCCACTGCAAATACTTTTACTATAACTTTTACAAGTTCAGGTTCAGCGGCTTCTGGTGGAAGTGTATCTGTTATACCTTATGAAACTGTAGGTCCAGCTGCTCAAACTTATGGTTATGGTTTTGGTATTAGTCAATATGGTGGAACTGTACAAGGAGCACAAACAACAACTTTGAATGGTAGTCTAAATGCTGATACAGCAGGTACAGGTGGAACGGGGACCGCGGTTACAGTTGTAAGCACAACAGGATTTCCTTCGGCAGGAACTATTGCAATAGCTAATGAATTAATTACATACGCATCAACAAGTGCTACACAATTTTTAGGTATTACTAGAGGTGCAAAAGGTACAGCAACTCCTGGTACATCCAATGGTCAAGCACATTCATCAAGTGACACAGTTACCAACGCATCAGAGTTTAGTGGATGGGGAGATGCAGTGGATGCAGCTACGGTTACTCTTGAGCCAGGACTTTGGTCATTAAGTAATTTTGGTGATGTATTAGTTGCAACAATTGCTAATGGTAAAACTTTTACCTGGGACTCTTCTATTGCAGCAAGATTATCTACAAGAGCTTCTACAACTACATCAGGATTTCAAACTACAAACAATCCAACAGCTACTAGAGTTACACTTATTTCACCTACTACACGTCACTTAATTCATTTTGGAACTGAAACAACTATTGGTACACCTACTACACAAGACGATATGTTTATAAGATTTTCTGAAGATGAAAATATAAATGCATATGTACCAGAAGCAACTAACACAGCTGGTACACAAAGAATACAAGATGGTACAAAAATTGTAGGAGCTTTGGTTGCAAAAGAAAACATTCTAGTATGGACAGATAATGCATTGTACACAATGAAATTTGTAGGTGCTCCATTTACATTTGGCTTTGAACAAGTTGGTACTAACTGTGGATTGATTGGTAAGAATGCAGCTATTGAGATTGATGGTGTTGCATATTGGATGGGTAATAATGGTTTCTTTTCTTTTGATGGTACGGTTAATACACTGCCTTGTAGTGTTGAAGATTATATTTATGATGATGTTGATACAACAAAAGGCCAACAAGTTTGTGCCGGTATCAATAACCTATTTACAGAAGTAACTTGGTGGTATCCAACATCAGGATCAGATTTTAATAACAGATATGTAGTTTACAACTACGGACAAAACAATGCACAATTACCTATGGGTAATTGGTATACAGGAACTAACACTAATTCAATTAGAACAACTTGGATTGATTCACTAGTATATCCTAAACCATACGCTACAGCATACAGCAGTTCAGCTACAGGTTCTTTTCCTGCAATCATAGGTGAAACAGGTTTAGGTAGAAGTGTATTGTTTGAACACGAGTCGGGGACCGATCAAGTAAATCCAGATGGTAGTGTAACCGCATTAACATCTTTTATACAATCATTTAGTTTTTCATTACAACCTGATCAAGCAGAAGTATTTTTAGCTATGAGAAGATTTTTACCAAACTTTAAAGTTTTAACAGGTAACAACCAAGTAACTTTATCTATAAAAGATTTTCCGTCAGAAGATGATATACAAACTACATTAAGTCCTTTTACAATTACCTCATCAACTTTAAAAGTTGACACAAGGGCCAGAGGCAGATATGCAAATATAAAAATAGAAAACACAGGTGTAGGTGAATCGTGGAGATTTGGTACGTTTCAAGTTGACATACAACCAGATGGAAGGAGAGGTTAATGACTAAAGTTGTAGTAAGATTACCTGAACCTAAAAAAGAATATAGTGAAGATAATCAAAGACAAATTAACAGAGCGTTAACTAATATTATAGAACAGTTAAACTCTACATACTTAACACAACTTAAAGAGGACTCGGAAAGATATACCTTTTTTGGATTAGGATAAAATGGCAAATATATATAGAAACGATAAAGTAAGTTTAACTACTACTGATAATACAACTTTGTATACAGTACCCTCTAACTCTAGAGCTATTGTAAAATCTTTATTAGTATCAGAAGACAATGGTGGTGCAGCTGTAGTAAAAGCTACATTAACAAATGCAGCAGGCACAGCATTTGTAGTAGATAATGATATTAATTTAGCTGCTAATCAAAAAGAACAAGTATTGAGTGAACCTTTAATTATGTTAGAAAGTGAGATATTAAAGGTACAAGCAAGTAGTGGTAATGTAGATGTTATTGCATCTATATTAGAAATCAACAGAGAGGATAGATAATGCCGTTTATAGAAACAGAAGCTTCAGTTAGGTATGAAACAATTAATGGTCAAAGAGTACCAGTAATTACACCTAAAACAGAAGTAACATTAACTAACACAGAAACAGGTCAAGAGTATATGTCAGACGCAGAAGCATTGGCAGACGTACAGAATGCTAGTACAGAAACTAAAGCAGAACATATAAGAAGAGATGTAAATGTGACTGTAGAAGAGATAAAGATAGGCGCTGGTTTTAATATCAGCGATTGACGAATGGTTAAAAAGCCTGTAAATTGTGATACACTCGCCTATTTACAAGCTTTGCGAACTTGCTATCAACAAGCATTATAAAGAGAAACTATGGGATTTTTAAAAAAGATAACTAGACCTATTTCAAGAGTACTAGACAAGATAGTACCGAATGAAATCAAACCAGCATTACCGTTTTTAGCTGCAGCCGCACCGTTTATGGCTCCAGGTATTATGGGTGCATTTGGTAATAGTATGTTATCAAGAGGGTTAATATCTGGTGGTTTAAACCTTGGATCTCAATTAGCTCAAGAAGGAAGTGACGGAGACTTTTCTGGTTTATCTACATTAATGGCAGCAGCTACCGGTGCGTTGTCTACTCCAGGAAGTGCAGGAGGAAGAACACTTCCAGATGGAAGTGGTGGAAGTTATTCTCAAGTTATGGGTGGAGATAAATTAGCTAGCACTGGAACTCAAAGTGCAGGAGACTTTTTTAAAAATAAAGCACTTGGTATGGAACCAGGATTAACTAAAAGTGGTTTAGGTGCATTAGAAACAAGTTCAAATTATTTAACAGGTGTTGGTGATACTTTACAAAACAATCTATTTAGTAAAGAAGGATTAAAAGCAGCATTAATACCAGCAGGTCAAGGGATGACAGATTTAGCAGTAGCAGAAAATAGAAGAGCATTAAAAGCTTATGAACAAGATCTTGCAGACTACGAAGCAAGTATGGGAGATCAAGCAACAGATGAAGGTAGGGCTCTTGCAATAAGAACAGCAATGTTAAGATATGGATTTACTGAAGACGAAATTACAGACACAATTTCATCAGCAGGATACAGAGCTGGTGGTAGAGTAGGATTAAAAGGTGGTGGTGCAGATTTTGGTGGTATACCTG